AAAGTAATAGTTACAAAAGCTGATGTTAAAGAGTTATTGGATGCTGAGGCGGCAGACCAAGCAGCTAATAATGCAACAGCTGGTTCTTCTACTTCAATAAAGATTGAGAAACCATAATGGCAGATTTATCATGGACAGAACCAGAATCGGCGGCTAATACAGATTACCCACCGGTTTACCCGTATAATAATATACAACAAACCGAATCTGGTCATTCAATTCAAATGGATGACACTCCAACTAGAGAGAGGGTGCGTATTCAGCACCGTGCAGGTTCATTTACCGAATATCATCCTAATGGTGATGTTGTATATAAAATTGTAGGTAAAGGTTATGAAATTATTGCATCTGATAAAAATGTATTAATTCAAGGTGTATGTAATATTACAATTAATGGAGATTCAGTTCTTCATGTCAAAGGAGATTCATATCAACAAGTTGATGGTACAGTATATCAACAAGTTGATGGTGATATAAATCAAATCGTTAAAGGTGATTGTGAACAAACCGTTGAAGGTGATTTTGATATTAACGCATCTGGTGCTATCAATTTATCAGCCACAACTGTTAATATCAATGCAGATTTAAATATTCGTGGTGATGTATCAACAACACAAAGTATAGCCGCTGTTGGTAATATTACAGCAGGCCTATCTGTATCTGCAAATAAGAGTGTTGAAACTACAGGTTACATGATAGCTGCAACAAAAATTACTGCTGGTATTTCAATGTTTGCTCCAATGGTATCTGATATATTTGGTTCTGTGGCAATGTTTAGATTAAAAGTTAATCAACACGTTCACATAGGCAATAGAGGATGGGCAACATCACCACCAACAAAACCAATGGAAATTTAAAATGGGAAGTGTATACGGAAGACTTGGGTATGATTTTGACACCATTAAATTTAATGGAGCTGATGCACTTTCAAATGGTGCTAATAATTATTTAACTTATAGTAACATACAGTTAAGTTCTTGGCAAACCACAGAGTTGGGTGATGCAACTGTTGGGGGATACTATCAAAATCCACATACAGGTATATTAAGTGATTTAACAATAACTTTAAATAACATTAAAGCAAACAGTAATACAGATAATATAATATTTACTTATGCAGCTGATGGTGCAAATATACTTTCTGCTTTGGCTACATCAACAATAAGTTCTATTGTAAGTTTTAAAACTCATACAGATAATATATCAGGTGTTACTCTATCATCAAACACAACTTTATATCCTGATTTAAATAGTGCAATGGGTGTTAGTACACAAATTTTAACTATTACAAATAAGACCGATTCGGTTCAAAATAATGTACCAATTTTAGGTAATTTTACTAGTTTATATATTGGTCCTGATTTAATTACAAGTAATACAGTAATAGCCAACGATAATATTACATTACTTGACACGATTTATCTTGATTTAGATGGTAATAATGCAAGTAATATCACTAATTCAGCGATGAATGTTATTATTTCTGATGTCCAGACATTAAAAACCTTGATTGATACTAGAAAAAATGGTGATATTTCTTTTTATGTCAATTCTTTGGCTATTTCTAACGATTATCAAACACTCCTTCAATTTTCTAATATAGGTGCAACTCAAAATTCACTAATACAGTTGATTGGTACAGATAAACTCAAAAATAACCTATACAGCTAATCCTACAAGCTTAATAAATAGAAAATGGCAACCATAACAAAGATATATTCGGACATAGATTTTACGTTCACCAGAAAACCGGTGGTGAATGATGTTGCTTTGAGTTACGATAGCCAAGCGGTTATTCGTTCTATCAGAAATTTATTATTAACAAAACACTTTGAAAGACCGTTTAGTCCCGAAATAGGGTCAAATGTTGATGCTCTTTTGTTTGAACCGATTACAGCTATTACAGCTTCATCATTAGAATCTGAAATTCAATCAATCATTGAAAACTATGAACCTAGAGCTCAGTTAAAAAGTATAGATGTGTCTATTAATCCAGACCAAAATGCATATAATGTAACTTTATCGTTTTACATAGAAAATGCAACTCAACCAACAACAGTAACGCTTCTTTTAGAGAGAAATAGATAACATGGCAGGCGCAAACTCTAATATTCAGATTACGGCATTGGATTTTAATGATATTAAAACCAATCTCAAACAATATCTGCAAGGACAAAATGTATTACAAGATTATAACTATGAGGGTTCTGCACTTTCTACTCTTTTAGATATTCTGGCATACAACACACAATATAATGCGTATTATTTGAATATGGTTGCTAATGAGATGTTTATGGACTCAGCTTTACAAAGAAGTTCTGTTGTTTCTCATGCCAAGTTATTAAACTACACACCAAAGTCTGCAATTGCACCTTCGGCAACAATTGATTTAAATGTCTATGGAGTTACGGATCCTTCATTAACACTACCAAAATTTACCAGATTTCTTTCTGAAGCTATTGATGGTGTTAATTATACTTTTGTTACAACCGATTCAAAGACTGTAAATGTTATATCAAACACAGCATCATTTAATGATATAACACTTAAACAAGGTCAACCATCAGCATTAAACTATACTGTTGATTCAGTAACAAACCCATCATATACATTTGAAATACCAGAAACAACAATAGATACCTCAACATTGGTTGTGGTTGTTCAAAAATCTGGTGCCAACAATTATACTGAAGTTTATACACCTGCAACCGAATATCTCAAATTAGACGGAGAATCCCTTGTATATTTCATACAGGAAAGTAGAAATGGAACTTACGAAATCTATTTTGGTGACGGTGTTTTAGGTAAAAAATTATCAGATGGTAATATTGTAAAAGTTTCTTATATTATTACTCAAGGTACAGCTTCAGCTGATGCAAACAATTTCGTATTAATGGATGCAATAGGAGGTTATTCAAACAACGCTATTACTCCTATTACATCTGCCACAACAGGTGGTGATAAAGAATCAATTACTTCTATTAAATTTCAAGCACCAAAGTCATATTCAGCACAAGGTCGTGCAGTAACTAAAGAAGATTACATCACATTAATACAACAAAACGAATTAGGTTATTCTTTTGATGCAGTTAATGTATGGGGTGGAGAAGAAAATGACCCACCAGTATATGGCCAAGTGTTTATTTGTTTAAAACCAACTGGTGCATATTCATTAACACAGACACAAAAACAAAGGTTGATACAACAAGTAATTAAACCTATTTCTGTTATGACTGTAGAACCAACTATTGTAGAACCGGATTACACATATGTTAAATTGAATGTCAATGTAGTATATGACCCAAAGAAAACAACTTTAACCGCCAATCAAATTAGTCAATTAGTTACTTCGTCTGTTAATTTTTTTGCAACTAATACATTAAATACATTTAATTCAACTTTTGCAGCTCCTGATTTAACGACAGCAATTCAAAATGCTGACCCATCTATTGTAACCAATGAAGTTAAAGTTCAATTACAGAAAAAGTTTTATCCAAACTTATCTACTCCAGAAACATATAATTTCTATTATGGTGTTGAGTTGGCTAAAGGTATGTTTTTAAGTGGTATCAATAGTTCACCTGCGGTTCAATTTCAAAATCCAATAAACAAATCAACTGTCATTGAAGGTATTTTTATTGAAGAAGTTCCATCAGCAACAGGTGGTGTAGAGTCTATTTCAGTTACAAATCCAGGTTTTGGATATCAATATGCACCGACAGTTACAATTTTAGGTGATGGTATAGGTGCAACAGCCAAAGCTTATATTAATACTACTGGTACTATCAGAAAGATTGAAGTATTAACATCAGGTAATAACTACACAGGTGCAATTGCAACTCTTACACCAAATGCAAATGATACAACAGGTCAATTAGGTGCTGCTGTAGTTAACCTACAAGGTCGTTATGGTGCATTAAGAAGTTACTATAACACTACAACAAATGTTAAGACAATCTTTAATCAAAATATTGGTGTTGTTGATTATAAGGCTGGACTAGTTACACTTAATGATTTTGGTCCAATACAGGTTGATAATGATTTGGGACAATTAACAATCACAATTAATCCAGCAACAACAGTTATATCATCATCTTATAACAGAATTATCACAATTGATCCTTTTGACCCTACTGCAATCACAGTTAAAGTAACAGCTAAAAGTTAATGATAGACCAAAGAACCTCTCTTTTAATACCTTCACAACTTCCTGAGTTTGTTAGGGATAATCCTGACTATGAAAAATTTGTTACTTTCTTGCAAGCCTACTATGAGTGGATGGAACAAGAAGGTGGTGTTACTGATGGTTCAAAGAACCTATTAAACTATGATGATATAGACAGAACCACTAATGAATTTTTAGAATATTTTACTAATGATTTTTTACCATATTTTCCAAAAGATGCACTAGTTGATAAGAAATTAGCGACCAAAGTTGCTAAAGAGTTATATCAAACTAAAGGTACACCAGCATCATATCAATTTTTATTCAGAGTTCTTTATAATTCTGATTTTGATTTATTTTATACAAAAGATGCGGTATTAAAGGCCTCTGCTGGTCTTTGGTATGTTGCCAAAAGTTTACGACTAGCTACAAATGATATAAACTTTTTGAATATTGATAATTATAGATTGTTTGGTGAAACATCAAAATCTATTGCAACAGTAGAAAATACCATAGATGCAGGTACAAAAATAGAAGTATTCATCTCCAATATTGAAAGACTATTTCAATCAGGTGAATTTGTCCGTGTAGTTGATAGTAACAATCAAGATGTTTTATTTGATGGTCAACCTTTACGGGCAAAAATTGTTGGCCAAATTAGTCAAATTAAAATTAATCCAAATTTTCGTGGACTATTATATGCAGCTGGCGATCCAGTAATTGCTTACGGTGGATTAAATTCAAATACAGGTATTGGTGCAGAAGCGACTATTGGTGAAGTAAGGACGGGTGCCATTGAACGTATTAACGTATTAACTGGTGGTTATGGTTATCGAGAACATCCAAACACAGTAATAAGTATTACTAATGCGTTAGGAGCTCTTGCAGAAGTTGGTTCTGTTAATCCAGATCCAACTAAAACTGCTAATGTTTTTTTTATTCCATCAAATACAATTGCATTAAAAAGATTTATTCGGGTTGGTGGAATTTTACCTGCAAATGAAGCTGCAAATATAGCTATTACAGGTACGGCTGGTCAGTTTAGTTGTGATACTATTGCCATCGCAAATACTGACTTTATTATTATTACTGGTACATTAGGTGGTACTGGAAATATTACTGGTTATACATCAGGTACAACTTATAAAGTTTCTACTGTAACAGGTACATCACCAAACGTAACTGGTTTCACTCTAAACACAGCAGGTAATTCACCAATAACTACTTCTATTGGCACTTTAACTGGTTTAAGTTATAATATTGTGACGGATTATAATTTTCCGACTGCTAATTTAACTACAAAATTATATGATGCTTTTACAATGCAATCTTTTTCAACTTACCCACTCTCATCTATTTTAGTAAAAAATGGTGGTGGAGGTATATCTACTAATAAAATTCCAGTAGTCACGGCCATAGCTTCTTATCCA